CCCTTACGCTGGCTTATAAGCTTAGACTGCTCTACAGCCTGCTTCTTAACACGCCCGTCTTTACGGTCTTCCTTCATATTTTCTCTATCAGAGGCTACTCGGCTTTCGATCTGCTGCTCGATCACACCATACTCGCCTTTCATTTTCTCAAGCTCCATACGCATCTGGTGTTCTAGCTGTGCCAACTGAGACTTGAGCTGGTATTCCATCTGCTTCTTCTGCATATCGAGCTGTACTAGAGCCTGCTGCTTCTGAACCTCAGCCTGTGCAGCTACCTGAGATGCCTGAGCGTTAGCCTGAGCTTGCGCTTGGATATTCATCTGCTGCATCTCCTGTTGCTTAGCGATACGCTTCTTACGTCGAATGATCAATAGACGTTCTGCCTGATCAACATCCTTGATGTTTCTAATGGCGATGGCGTCTTCAAGATCAATCTCTCTCTGACCTAGTGCGATCTGAATGTTCTGCTCCAAGTACTGGCGATCTCTATCGCTGAGGTCTGACAATACACGGATACCGAAGTTGTACATCGGTAGATCCTTAAAGCTATTCAGCACCTCCATATTAGTCTTGCCAATAGCCTTCTCGTACACGCTGTACAAGACAGATTGTGAAGGAAGGATCTGTAGACATTTTAGAATGTCTTCACAGACCTTCCTATATAATATCATACTAGCATTAGTCACATCGTACAGCGCATTGTTTGCTGCTGCCATAGCCATCTGGTTCACCCCTACTAAGGCTTCACCTTTCGGCGTAGAACCATCTACCACCTCATTGATACCCGTAGCATCACGGATCATACGTAGGTAGTGGTTATACAAAGCGATAAGCTCGTTGATGTTTCTGATGCTGTTGTCGATCTGACGAACGGGCGGGTTTTGGAAACCGCCCTCTGGGTTCTTACTGCGGTAGTAGAACACACCAGTTTGCTCGTAGATATCTTGAATCTCTAATGGTTGTAAGTCTCCACCACGACCGAGGTCTACATTCTCTAGACCCTCAACGTCAATGATGATGCCGTCAGGCTTCGCCTTAGCAATGGCCTGTTGAATCTTTAGGTGCGACAACTGCAGTTGATCCGCAAAACCAATGACGCTAGAAACAAGGCTCTTAGGAACCATATTTCTAATGTTTGTCGCTACCACAGAGTAGGACATCTGTGCACGTGTGATGTCGTGGATATTCTTAGGGACGTTATTCTTTTGTCCGTAGTTCAAGATATGCTCCGTACCAATGATGTACATACCTCCATACACGGTGGCGTTATTCATCTGTACAGGCTCTCTGTCGTATATACTATTCTTTGGTGTTTCGTAAGTATTACCCTTGTAGTAAAATCCAATGTTTCCGAATCTAGACTTCTTCTTCTCATAGATCATAGAATCAACAGATAAGAACTCGAAGTCCAATACCTCTAAGGTAAACTCATCATAGCCGTAAGTGTAACGGCTAAGGCGTTGGTCGTAATAGTTCTCCATAAAGCGAGAAGCATTATTACCGTACTTGTTCATCACTGTCTTAGCGATCTTCTGGTACTCCTCTTCAGAGAGCTGGTCGCCACAAAGGCGCTTCAGCTCTTGTATAGAGATGCGCTTGATGTGCCCTGCATATACGATGTCTGAGAATGTGGGGTCGTCAGTGTAGCTATGTACAAAGAACGCCGGGTCTACATACTCTTCGTTGATCCCGTAGTTAGGATCGTTGCTACGCTTAGTCACTGCCATACCACAGCTTACCAAATCCTCCACACATCTGCGGTATACACGCTCGTCGAAATTGTTCCAACTGAGTGTCATATTGGTAGCTAGCTGTGCAGCGATCTCTGCGTCAGTCTTAATGTTTGTATCTAAGAAGATCTCTACTTCTTCTGGTGTTTCTGGAAGTGAGTCTGGGTCTACATCAACCTTCAATCCAGAATTTTTTGCATCTTCGAACATCTCCTTATTCTCGATGCGTAGCGCTATCTTTTTCTTTTTGACATCCTTCTCTGATCTAGAGAGTGGGTCGATAGCTTCTACCTGTGGGTATCTGTATGAGGAGATGATTTTATTAACAACGATTTTAGCGAACTTGGGGACGATAGGAACTGGAGTCCAGTCCAGTGTCATCATAGTACCGTCACCATTATTTGGATCCAGCGAGTTTAGAATCTGTTTGTAGATTGTGGTATCTTGAGTACCGTTAGCGTAAGACCTAGAGGTTTCAAACTCCTTGTATCTACGCTTATAAAGGCTGCCCTCGGTATCTATGCCGCCCCATTGAGCCATCAATGACTTCGCATACGCTAGCCCGTATGCCTTGCTCATTTTCTCTTCCGTAGGCGCTAGAGGGTCTGGAAAAGTATACTTATTTTGATTATTCATCGTTTCGCTGAATCTTTATCAACTGCAAATATAACCATTTTATCAACGCTGGATAATCTTGCCCTTCCTGAAGAACGTCTTGTCTGTATTGTCTTTTTTAACTTTCTTTTTCTTAACTCTTTGTGCCGCAAGAAGTGCTAAGCCAGAAGATATCGTAAGGTCATATTGTGTACGATTATCTATGCGAAAATTGATCCAGTCTTCCAGCGTTCTGTTGAAATACATAGGCTGGTAATTACCGTTATCATCCATACCTACATACTCGTGGATATAGGACTCTATTGCCTGTGCGTGAGCCTGTATCACATCCTGTGAATTCGATGGGATACCCTTGGTCTTTACCGTTACTCTAGCTGTTGACTTTAGATGCTCAGGGCGATCCATTAAGTATTCGTCGTAGCCCCGCATCTCGAAGTAGCGTGCAATACCGTACTTGTTGTTCTCTATTAGTATTTTATACCCATAGAATACCGCAGCCATCAACACATCCTCGTAGAAGATCCTAGCCAGTGGTGGACGTGATGCGTACTCCACTACAAACATATTAGAGGGGTACTCCATATTGAATTTATTGTAGAGATGGAAGGCTCCCTTAGAGCCTCTTCCATCCACTGTAGCATCGAGGTCATAGCTATCCACACCTCCCACGCCTAGCCAATCGTTACCCGGAGACTTTTTGCCGTGGTCCATAGATACATTGTTTCGCATACCCATAGGCGGCATCCAAGATACTCGGAACCTACCGTTGACATCAGGCTTGAAGATTACGCTGGTATCTTGTTTTCCGTCTACCCATACAAAGTTGCCCCTGACCACAGGCTGTGGGTAGAGGTCTTGATTGTACTCTATTTGCTCGTAGATCTTTGCGATATTAAAGAGGCTAGACTTAGTGGAGTCTCTGAAGGCTTCCTCTGCCGTAAAAGGGAACTGGCGTATGCTTTCGTTAAGCTCATTGCTATCACCTGACAATCCTTTGCGTTCATTCTTAAGATAGGTTTTAGACCCCATATCTATCTGTTCGCCATCCACCCCCATTACAGGCTCTTCAGGGTCGTCAATAACAGGATTACCATAAATGTCAAAGAAGCCTTCTAGGGCTTCGTAGGCAGGGACGAATATGCGATAGAGCATACTCTTGGTTCTGCCGTTAGAGTTTCGGTCGTTGGGGTTAGACATATCCCACAGGTCACGGTAGTTTCTACCGCCCTTGTCCAGTGGGTTAACTGTTGATCCGATGATCGCCTTACCGACAAATTTACGCCCTACCATAAGACAGGTACGCTGAATGCGCCACACCTCTAGAATATCTTCGGGCTTCTCAAACTTACCGCCCTCATCAATGAACAACAGCTTTAGTTTCTCGCCATCGTATGCATTGGATGTGGTGTTGCGCCAGTTTACTATAGTGTTCAGAGCCTGCCCCTTGGAGCTGGTCTTGTTGTTCTTGGTGATACGCTTACTAGGCTCACGGAAGGCGAGCTCCGTTCTAGGGTTTGTGGTACCGTCCTGAATAGGCTTGAAGAAGAAGGGGTACTGTCTGTACATCCCTACCACCTTCTTCATAAAGATGTTCTCCTGTGCGTCTTTACCAGTCTTTGACATAATGCCTATAGTGACATCGTAGGTTGACGTACCAACGTCGTCAACCTTACTGGCGGCGATATTCGTATATCCAGAACGGCGACACTTAGTATATAGCTGTCCAGCGCATCTAGGGTCTACGATGCACGCTTCCATATGGTAGGAGATGTCTCTCTGGAATCGCATATAGTACCCGTAGAAGCTGGCATCGATCTTACTCCACTGGAGCATCATATAGTGAGAACCCGTTATATAGGTGGGCTCACCGTTATTGAAAAACCACAGTCCCTTTTTACGTCTATCAAATTCTTGATCGATGTAGGGCTCGTACTTCTTCTTGAACTCTTTAGGCATATCATACCACTCATCCATACTGCGTATTCTGGACAGCTCGGTAGGCATCTCCTGACGCTCCCAACGCTGATCCTTCTTGGGTCTGTCGTGGTATAAGATCTTGTTCTTTGCCGGTACTTTAGGTAGCTGTATAAACAGGTCAGCAAGCTCTATTATCTCGCCAGATGTATCGTCCGGACAGATGTTGATCACCTTCTCATCGTAACCTTCTATGTCTTTTAGACCCGCCATTTAAATTATATTTTGTAGCTTTACATTAAATTAACATTGCGACTATGAAGAAAATTATTCTAGTTATCATCGGTATGTTAATGCTTACGTCCTGCGCAACAGGCTCCCACGTAAATACAAATTGTGTGAAAGAAGACTGCGATATTGCAGCTATTCACCACCACGTATACTAACGCTGAGCATACCTTTCTGCTAACCCGCCAGAGAAATCTCTGGCATCCTCAATTCCTCCAGTCTCCTTCAGCTCCTTAATCATTGTTTCGAGCTTTTGGTATTCTGTGATCAACTCTTTAGCATCTAGAGCTGACTCTTTTATGCTCTTGAGTTCAGCCCTACGACCGGACCCTGTGAGGTCCGAGTCTACGGGTTTTTTAATCTCTTCGGTGATGTTGCGTATGGCCTGAGCCATAGCATCCAGCAGCTCTTCACCAGCTCTTACACTGCTGAATAATCTCTTGCGTCCCATCAGAATCCAGTGGCGTAGATATCATCCATATGTACACGGTAGAGTATCTGTCCATCTACCTCCATCTCGTAGTCGGTGTTCTTCATTATCATCACCTTGTCTCCGGACTTCAGCCCTAGCTCTTGCACACGTGGGGAATCGTACAGCACATACCCGAACTGGTTGTACTTAGGCTTCTTCGTAGATACTACGATGCCTGATTCTGTGACCTCCTCGTCCTTCTGCTCTTCTGGCGTTAGGAAAATCCAGTCTGAGATAAGTTGTACCTCACCTGTGTCCTGACACTTAAAGGCATAGGCTTGGCAGGCGTGACCGTTATTGGGGTCAAAGCGTATATAGTAGATGTCGTCTTGCACGATCTGCCCACGCCCGTTCCCGGCGATCACTACGTGATGATGGAAGTATAGGATGTCGCCAACCTTCACGTTGGTCTCATACTTCTCTGGGATAGCTACTACTTCAGCCTCCATCTTTCTGTTCTTAAACTCGTTGAATTTTGGGTCGAGATATAGGCTGGTATCGCCCATCTGTATCTCGTCATTGAACGCCTTTGGGAGGCGCACAAAGAAGTCGGATATACTACGCATATGAATTAAATTTAGTTTCCTTAAAACTCTAGGTCGTACTCAATAAGTACGGGAACGTTCTCCACGCTCTTCCATAGCATCACACCATTCTTAGGGTGCTTTATATATACTAGGTATCTTTTTTCTTTGTATTTGTGTAGGTAGGCATCGTCTAGGATGATGGCGTCTACCTTGGAGTCTCCAGCCTTCTGACCTACATAGTAAGCCATAGCTTTCAAGGGGTCTACCCCAATGATTATTTTACGTATCATTTCATTTAATTTAATTCGTTACCGCCCATACGGTTGATCCAGTAATTAATGTTACTGGGGTTGTCTCGCTGTTCTATTCTGTATGCTTCTACCAAGTATGATAGAAGGTCGTCTAGCTCATCTTCACTATCCACAGATATTGAAGATAGCAGATTCATATTTACTTCTACGCCCTCGCCATCAGCGGCAAATGCAGAAGTGTCCATATTCAAGAACCCTACAGCCATAGCTACAAGAACCTCGTCCTCTAGTTCGTATTTTTTAACCACCTCAAGGATCTGGAGCATCAGCTCCTGAATCTCCTCGATGCAGTCTCTATGACTCTCTTTCATAATGTATGTTTAAGATGTAGCTATCTGTAGTAATTCTACACAAGAACCAGCTTCTATTGTTGTTCCTGCGCTAGCAGCGGCTACATTAACTGTGATGTAATCGTCAGCCTCTAGCTTCTGAGCGTAATAGAATGAAGTCATAGAATCAGCACCAGATTTAGTTCTTACAGCTGTTACCAGCTCTGCACCGTTTTTTCTTAGCTCGATGGTAACTGTTACGTTACCATTGTTTACCAGTGATAAGCTGACATCTATTCGGTATACACCGGAGTTACCCACCACGATTCTAGTACTTGATCCCTCGAGTCTGTAGTTGCTGTCATCGTCTTCAGCAAAAGATGCGTTGGCGTCTGAGTTATCTACAGCGGCAAAAGCCAGATCTGCATTTGTGCCAGATGTTAATGCATTGTCTGAGGCTTGGCGTGCGATGATGCGAGGTCTCTCTGCCTTGAATGCAGATGTGCCTAGCTCACGTTTTACTACATTGTCAGAACCGTTGATAAACAACGCTGTCTGCTCAGAGTTATCTGTTGAAGGGGCTGAGGTAAAGTTTAGTGTTCCGTCTACCTCTACCGTAGTTGTTGACAGCTTCAGTGCTGATGCGTCGCCAGTTCCGTCCTCTACATCTTTAGTGGTTGAGGTGATTCCACCTTCCACGTGAAGGAGGTTCCCGAACTTATCTTTTATCTTTTGTCCTGAGAGCGTGCTCATAAATATTAATTTTGTACAAAGATATTAAATTCAATGTTATGCCTAAGAGCGAGGTATCTAGGAAGAAGATGTTTAGAGACTTCTCCGTTATCAAGGATAGATACATAAAATCCAACGACCTTAAGTACCTAAATCTAGCCCTACGTGATATGGCTAAGAACTACGACATATCCGAGGCGGAGATCCGGTTTATGGTATTCATATACGATCTAGAGTTTTTCACCATCGACTATGCATCGAAAGCTTACTTCTATAGTAAGCGGAAGATGTGGCAACGCCTCATCCAACCCCTCAAGGCGAAGGGCTACATATATAAGCACTTCGACAGGCTGTCTGGATCTGAGACTATGGAGGAGTATATGTTTCGTGAAGAAACAAAGTACAGCTACCGTGTTAGGTATGCGCTATCGCAGAACGGCAGGCTGATGGTCAGCAAGTTCTATAGAAAGATGGCTGGGGAGGAACAGATAAACGTACCTGTAGATCCCAGAGCTAAAGGTGGCACAAAGCTGTAATTACTTACTGTGCTGGGTGATCACTTTGAACGGAGCTTTTAGTGAAGCTCCTTCGTGGGGAACAAAGTCTCCTTCGTGAGGCATAAGATAGAAACGACCCTTTACATCCATCCAGTGGTATCCTTCTGGTGCGTCGATCATAATCTTCTCGTCTGACTTACCACCTTCCTTGTATTGCTTCTTTTTAGATGATGCGTAGGAATTTTTTTTAGCTCTCATAATGTTGATATAGAATAAGTTACAAATATACTGTAAATTTTTTTCACATTTTTTTTGGTTGGTATTATTTTATTTGTTTATCATTGTATCAAAATCAAACTTTAATACTATGAGAAAATTAATGATTATCGCAGCTTTAGCCTTGGGGAGTCAAGCGGCTGCACAGGAAGCACCAAAAAGCATTCTAGATGTTTTACCTAATGATGTAGAACAAAGATTCCAAGTTTTGCAAATGTCTTCGGGGGCTGATACTAATGTATACTCGTACCAGATTAGTGCTATCCAGGAGATTGACAATCTAGTGTTTATAGAGCACAGAGTAAATGAGCTTACGAATTCACTAGTCTACGAAATAGAGGGGACTCCATTTAAAGTAAGGTTAATTACACCTGACGAGGATGATGAGATTCAAGATCCGTTTATAGCGATATACAGAAAGTAAATAAAAAGAGGGAGCTGTTAACTCCCTCTTTTTTTTTATTAGTCTAACATTATAGGATTGCCTTCGGCGTCCTTTCTTCTTTTTGCGCCTCCAACACCGGCGTAACTGGCTTTATATTTATCGGGGTTCTTTTCTCTGTCGAAGGTCCAATCTTTAAAAATTTCTTTAGCTGCATCATTAGCGTCTTGAAGAAGACCTTTTGTTCTAGCCATATTCAAAACTTTTTTAGGCTCAACTTCTGCACCGATATCGACACCCGCTTTATCTTTAAGTAGTTTTTTTGCTTCGTCTACTCTATAGTATAACAGAGCTTCATCTGGGGTAGCAGCGTAAAGATTCATATTATAAAAATCCTCATACTTACCTCTACCTAAAAAGCTATCTGATGTACGTAGTTTCATTCCTATTTTTTTAGCTTCTGAAGTAGGTAGGTCTTGAACACGAATCTCTCCTTTAGATTCTTCTGTTTCTCCGCCTTCCTCGTATTTTTTCATTGCTTTAACCAATGCGCCATATTTAGCGTATAACGATTGTTTTTTAGTCTTCATACTATTTTTTTGTTTTCTTAAAAGTTCAAAGTCTTCTTCTGTTAGTTCTCCGTCATTGTTCTTGTCTAACTTGACCTGACCACCTTTTAAGTAGCTGTTACTCTGCTTTTTGCTGGCTCCGCCGTTTTTATACTTTTTTAACTTCATAAGACATCATACAATGATCAAGTGCAAAGATAGTTATTTATTGTATTGATTATTTCTTTAGAGAAGCATCCGTAGCCATCTGCATTATGCGAGAGAAAAAACCTTTGTCCGTAACGTCTTCATCTTTGTCGTTACCTTTGTAGTAATCGCTCTTCATAAAAGACTTAGTGGATTCTTCAAACAGATCGTAGTTTGTAGAATCACCACCTGCGTGGTGGTAATTCCCCCAAAATCCTTTAGCGTCGATATCACCGCTGATATACTTGCCGAGGTCTGCAGTAGGATGCTGGAGGTACTTTCCAATAAATAATACCTTCTGCTGTTCAGCTGTTAGCTTAGATGCATCTAGGGATTTCTTCTTATGAGCCTCCTCCAACCATTGGGGTATGGGTATGTTATTATCCTTGAGCTCTTTGTAGGTTCTATTCACTGAAGTTATGCCGTCGGCTTTCTCACCAGCCTCAAACATAAACAGTCCCCTCCCAACACCTTGAGGTATTAAGTTACCCTCAGCGTCTTTTATCAACTGTACAGCGTTAGCTTTCATACGCTGACGTGGACCTGTTTCGTGATATGCGATGATATCCATTAGCTGTTCGTACTGCTGGGGCGTTCCACCTTTCTTAGAGATCAGGTGTTTCATCATAGCATCGTACCCACTACCATTATTCTTTTTGGTCTTAATGGGATCGTTGTTTGTTTTTTTCTTTATTATCATAGTGCAAAGATATAGAATTGAAAACACATACAATGAGGGTCATAATTAGCTGTTATATTTTTAGGCTTGCCTAAACTAGAAGAAATTTAAGGTTTAGTCTAGGCTAAATCTCCTGTAACCCCAGTAAACACTGACTTGACTTTCTCGAAAAAAAGTTGTAACTTTGCTCAAGGTTCATCCCGCAATAAAGATTCTTTCCTCTTGAATCTTGATTGCTTCATATAACCGGCTGAACCGTAGCTGGAGGGTCGGAGCCTTAAGCAGAGACCCGCTCAGCTACTTTGTGTGAGCAGCAAGAACTATCCCTAAAAAAAAGATACACAGATACTGTCAGTTCGCACAGCTTTTAATAGCTGTTTGCTCCTGCCAGCATCCTCCTTTCTCCTGCACGAAAACCTCCCCCGACTGGCTTGATCCTACTTAACAGCTTTATGTCCATTCAAAAGCGCTCTAAACAGCTCATATACACCCTTAAAAAAGGGATGAGTAATGTTTAGGTGGGGGATAATATATAGTATAGAACGTTGGCGCACGCAATCCGAAGTGGAATCGCAAACCCCACCCCCTACAGATAAATCATTGATTGTCAAAACTTTTCAGGTTTTATATTAAAGCACTGGTATAGCTATAACTATGTAACTATCTAGTTTCCAGATGGTTGGCTGATCTTGGTGGAACAGACTAGTTGCCGATGGTGTTCTGTCTATGTGTCGAACAATCCCCACCCCACCATACACCTCAACCCAACACACTCTCACACGCTCACACATCCAGGCTCCAGGCGTTTCTTTGGGCTGATGGATACCAACCTTGGGTCAGCCCCTTACG